GAAGATAAAAAGAGAAACAAATTAAAAGGCTCGTGGATTGAAATGCTATTTGGCGAAGAGTCAGCGGGTATATTTCGAGACACAAGAGCTATCGACTTCATTAACGACGCTAGTTATTCGGTAGAGTATAAATTAAAAATACTAGCTGCGTGCATAGATGTGCTGAATGATGAGGTTAAGACTATAAAAGACAATAATATCGACACATTAAAGTAATACGTCGATAAGGTGTACACTTAATTATGGATGATGAAGACCGCGCGATAAAACAAAGACTCAAGGATGACTTTCCTTACTATGCCGCCCGCTGCCTAAAGATTAGAACCAAAGATGGCAGAATAGAGCTATTTGCCCTCAATAAAGCTCAGCTCCATATACATGAACAGCTAGAGAAGCAAAAGAAAGAGACGGGTAAAGTTAGAGCGCTAATATTAAAAGGGCGTCAGCAAGGGTGCTCCACTTACGTGGGGGCTAGGTTCTATCATCAAGTAACCCACAACTTCGGAACCCAGGCGTTCATCCTTACGCATGCCCTAGATGCTACGAGCAATCTGTACAAGATGGCCAAGCGTTATTATGAGCACACCCCGCTAGCTGTTAAGCCGGATGTTTCAACAAGTAATTCTAAAGAGCTTATATTTGGTGGCCTTGATAGCGGTTACAAGCTGGGCACCGCTGAGAATAAGAACGTAGGCCGCAGTGCTACTATCCAGCTTCTACATTGTAGTGAGGTTGCGTTTTTCAGCAACGCAGCCGACCACAGCGTAGGCATAATGCAGGCCGTACCTAATGCTACGGGAACTGAGGTCTTGCTAGAGTCCACGGCTAACGGGGTGGGGAACTATTTCCATCAAGAATGGCAGAAAGCTGAAAGCGGCGTTAGTGATTTTATAGCTATCTTTGTCCCGTGGTATTGGCAAGAAGAATATGTTCGGCCTGTAGATAGCACGTTCACCCCCACCCCAGAAGAAATAGCATTAAGCGAGCAATACTTTCTGCAGTATGAGCAGTTGAACTGGCGTCGCAGCAAGATAGTTGAGCTTTCAGTTAATGGGGTTGATGGCGTTAAGAGCTTTAAGCAGGAGTACCCGTGCAACTCACAGGAGGCATTCCAGCTTACGGGCGAGGATGGCTACATACCCTCTGACATGGTGATGAAGGCCAGAAAATCAGAGGTGGATGCGTATGGCCCGCTTGTTATGGGCGTTGACCCAGCGAGGTTTGGTGATGACAGGACGTGTATTCTTATGCGACAGGGGCGGCGGGTGCCTAGCGTTGAAGCTCACAGCAAGAAAGATACAATGGAGGTTACGGGTATTGTCGATACTCTTATTGCTAAGCATAAGCCTTCTCGTGTGTTTGTTGATGTCGGCGGCCTCGGTGCTGGAGTAGTTGACAGGCTTAAAGAGCTTGGTCATGGAGAAATATTAGTGGCTGTGAATGCGGGTAGCAGGCCCCGGGATGCCGCTCGTTACTTTAACAAGCGTGCTGAGATGTGGGGTACTCTGCGTGAGTGGCTAGATGATGATATGCCTTGTCAAATTCCAGACAATGACGAGCTGCATGCCGACCTTTGTAACATTAAATACAAAGTTGACTCTAGCTCACGACTTGTTATGGAACAAAAAGCGGACATGAAAAAGCGCGGAATCAGATCCCCGGATATGGCTGATGCACTATGCTTAACGTTTGCGTTGCCTGAAGGCGCATTAGCTGGGACAACTGACAAGAAACGTGCGAATATATTGGCTACACTAGCCAAAGGTCAGGCTGTACGCTCTGACGCCATATCGCATCTAGGGAGAAGATAGAATGACAGACAAGAATGAATCAGCGGGTAAAAAAGAATTATCTGAGATTAAAAAGCTAATTGAAAATGCTTACAGTTACTTCGCTGATAACTACAAAAGATTTTATAAGTTTAAGCAGTTCGTATTTAACACATCATTAAGCTCTAAGGACAGGGTAAATTTAGACAGGCTTAAAAAGCCAGTTCTGGAAGCCAACACATTGGAAGCATACCTGTCTAGCTTGTTAGGTGAGTTCGCAACTCAAGAGCCAAGCGTTGAGGTAAGAGCAGCTGATGGCTTATCAGTGCGCGACATTACTCCTGAATTTATCCAGGCGTTGGATGTGATTGAAGGCCATTGCCGCCATATTTTGTCCGACGTATCAAATGATAATCTTCAGTACAATATATATAACGATCAATTAGGGGGTGGGTTCTCTGTACTAAGAGTGTTTACTGACTACATACATTCCCAGTCTTTTGAGCAGAAGATATTCCTAGACAAGGTTTTCGACCCAACCTTGACAGGCTTTGACCCTTTAGCTCGTGCATCTCACAAAGGTGATGGAGAGTTCTGTTTTGAGCTTTCTCCTTATACAAAAGATGCGTTCGAGAAAGAGTTTGGGAAAGATAAATCGGCAGACATCTCCTTTAAACGCTCTGATAGTATCGAGTCTTTCAATTGGTCTTATGCAGGTGACGGCGGAGACATAGTTCTAGTCGCCGACTTCTATGTTAAGCGCAGGGTTAGAAAGACATTAGTGCTGTTAGCTGATAGCGACATTGGCTTACTGTCAGAATATAACAGAAGAGTTAAAGAGCACGTAGAATCAGGAGAGCTTATTGTGCCTCCTGTTATAGTGGAAAGACGCACAACAGTTATTGAAGTTATAGATTTATATAGAATCTGTGAAAACAAAGAATTAGATTATTACGAAACCGACTATGCTTATTTGCCTTTGATATTCGTTGATGGAAACTCTGTAGTTCTCAGGGAATCTATTAGTGGCCCCTCTTATCAGATGACGCGCCCTTACGTTTATCATGCCGAAGGTATTCAACGTCTCAGAAACTTTGCAATGCAAACAGTTGGCCAGCAATTAGAAAACATGTTGCAGCATAAAATCAAAGTTCCGCTTGAGGCGATCCCAGACGGATACAAAGATGCTTATACTAATATCCAGACTGCATCAACGTTAGTTTATAATCAGTATTCAGATGATGGCACAATGCAGTACAACCCACCCCAAGAAATTGTACAAACACCACCCCCTCCAATAGTTGAGTCTATCTTTATGGGTGCCGACCAGGTCACCAAATCCATATTGGGTAATTATAACGGAATGCTGGGTAGTGGAAGTGATGTTTCGGGCAAGGCTATTCAAGCTGGAGCCATCCAGTCCAGCGCTGCTTCTGATCCATATCTGGTGAATTACATTAAAGGTTTGAACCGAGCTTTGCAGATTATAGTTGACCTGATACCTAAATATTACCAGACTCCGCGGTCTTTGCCGGTGATTGCGCCTGACGGTAAGCGTGCTTATCAGATAATTAACGATCCAGATAGCCCGGAGAGCATGAAGATTGAATATAATGCGAATGCTTTGCAGATAAAGGTAGAGGCTGGAGTTAATACGGCAATTGAGAAACAAGCAGCTCTTGACTTGATTGCTCGAATGTCAGCATCGAGTGAGGTGTTTGCTAATTTTATCAATACTAAAGGGCTTCCGGTTATCGTTGATAACTTAGAGATTCGTGGGGCAGCTCAGCTTAAGGTCTTGGCCGAAGAGTTCCTAGCAGAACAAAAGCAAGCGGCTGAAGAGTCAGCAGGAGAGCCTTCGCCAGTTGAGATAGAAGCGCAAACCTTGTTACAGATTGAAGAAATGAAATCTCAAATCAAGCAAATGCAAATGGATGCTGATATGGCTATCAAGACTGCCGAGCTGTCCATCGAAAAGCAAAAGGTTGATATCGACATGTTGAAGGCGTTGGCTCAAATAGAAAGCGCGCAAACAAATGACATGATTAAAGCTGAGAGGCTTGATGATGAGCAAGCAAGAACTGCAGTTGAGCTACTGAAAGCTGCAACAGAGGCTAATGCTGATAAAAGGATAGAGGACATTTAGAAAGGGGGTGTATGCGCGTCACTCAACTGTTAGAAATTTTAGAGCGTGACTTAGTCACTAATGGTGATAGAAACATCTATTATTTGTCGGAGCGTGACTTTTACGAGATAACCTACTTAGGTGCCGGGCTGGATGATACCGAGTCTCATTTCTGGCTAACTGCTGATGCTGCCCTA